TTTCTAGCTCTTAATAGTAATCTTCTAACATTTAACCTGTCTAATGCAGATTCTTTTACTTGAAGTGTTTTATTACCAAATATGATTGTACCAGTATCAGCAAATGTTGCTATAGGATTGATTCTATTTTGATATAAATCATCTCTTTCATCTTGTTTAAGCTTCTTCAATGCTTTTACTGAATTTACGATACCTCTACTATAACCTGCAGATGCATACCATGGGAATGCTACATTATCAGTTAATGCGATGTTTCTTAATACTTCACAAGTAGGTGGTATGTATAAATTTGTGGCAGTATCTGCATCTCTAACTTGTATCCATGGCCAATATGTTGCACTATAATTGGAATCAATTTCTACACTATCTAAATCGCCTATTACATCCTCAACATTATCTCTATTTTTTGGTGATATGATGTATACAGAATCTGCTCTATCTGTTTCTACCATATCAATAGCTTGTTCAGTTAACGATAAGTGGTCATAGAAATTAATACCTGGTGTAGCAAAAACATTTATGTCAATTGCTTCAGGATTTGCAAAGGTTTGAATACCTGTCAAATATGCATAGTAGTCAGAATTTCCAACTGCACTATCAAATACACCACCATTTGATGTATGGTTCGCAACATATGTTGTTTTACCATAAATGTAAGAATCACTAAATGTTCTAACATTTCTATATATGTCCCAACCATCAAAACCACCTGCAGCTGCAAATGTGAATTTTCTATATGGTAATGTTGCTAACAACCCTTTATCTGTACCTTCTAAACTATATGGTGTAGTTTCAAATTCATATCCTGTTGGAGTATTACCAGTAAATCCTGAAGCACCAACAGATAAATGGAAACCATGTGTAACACCTGTTGCTGCAGTACCTTTGTATGAAAATAAATCACTATCAAAACTAAATCCTGCTTGAGATGATAGACCTAAACTTACTTTTCTTACTTTGTCACCATTTGATATTACAGGTGTACCGTCAGATTCATATCTTACAATATCACCAGCACTTAAATAGGATTTTTTGTATGTTACCCCACCAAGTGTTTTGGTGCTAAAAGTATTCGATACAGAATATCCTCTGAAACCAGCAGGTACAGCATCCGTTGGATGATTTTCAGCCATGTTTAACATTACAAATTTTGATACTAATGGATAGTCACCATTAGATGTACCGACTTTTTTGGCTACATAACCAGGTAATGTTGGATTCATTGAACATCTTTGATATCTTTCTAAAACAACCATGTTGTCATCAGTATCGTTAAAATCTCTTACAAATAAATCAAATTCAAGATTTTCTAAATCTATATTTTGTACCATGACTTTAACTTGCGAATTTGATGCGTTACCATCAGATATTGTAATAACTTGGAATAAATCAACAACTTTATTACCTCTTACTTCAGAAACAACATACGGTGATATTGCAGTTTTCCATTCAGTAACAAATTCATTACCATCAAGATTTGTTGTGACTGTTGTAGATAAACCTCTAATATATCCAGCGTCATATAAATTCTTTACTAAATTTGGATAATTTTCATGTACATAAAGAGGAAAATCGGAATATGCTCTATCATATACATCATTACCCAATACTTTGTTAATATATTTTGTTGATGATTGGTCTAATGAGCAGTTGAAAGTTTTTGCACCACCTGTATAACCTGTTACAGAAATTGTAAATTCACCAAATGGATTATAATCTAAATCATCAATAGCTGTAACGGAAACTGTTGCACCTGTAACTTCTCTAATTAATGTTTGTCCATCGTAGTGACCTCTCGACCTTAATGCACATACTACGATATTTTCATAATCATCGTTCACATAAGCGCCGTATGAATATCTTGTAACATTAAAAGTTGAACCTGTAGTATAAACAAACAAATATGAATATACACTTGTTAAACCTGAAGAATATAATACATTATACCACTCTTTTCCATTTGTATTATCAGCATTATATAACCCTGTCAATGGAGATACTAGTTCTGTACCTGTTAATCCTGATGTACCTGATGCTGGCACATCACCTAAAACAAACCATTTATTAGCATCAGTTGTACCTGTAAAACCCGAAAAATTAGCTAAAATATATTCGGTAATCGTGTTACCATCTACAGATGGTTTATCTGATAATTCCGTATAGAATGTGCTACCTGTCAATGTTGCAAGTGAAGATGGATTTGTTGTTCCTGTTGTTGAACTCGGTGTTGTACCTGTTACAACTAAACCACCTAATGTTGATAAACCAAATGTTCTGTATGGTTTATAACCTGTTAAACCTAAAATTCTTGTTACAAATAATTGATTAGATTCTTGCAAATATGATTTTGCAACAAAAGGTAATTCAAATTTTGGGTCACCATTCCCATTTTTTAAAGTTGATGTGCCACCAAAAAATGTTCTAAATTCATCGAAATTTTTTATTAAAACGGGTTCAAAAGCGGGGCCTTTTAATGTCTCACCCACCAAACCTAAAGTTGTTACACCAACACTTTGCGCAACAAAAGTCAAATCTTTTTCTGATGTATAAACACCAGGGGATACAAATACTCTGTTAGAAGTTGCCATCGATTATTTTTTAATTTTCTATTTTATTATATAACTAATAAATATCTTTAATTTAGCTAAAGATATAATATTGATAATATATACTCACTAATAAAGATATACAACACCTATTTTTGAACCTATTATGGGATTATAATTTAAAGTAATAGTATTGCTTCCTGAAATTTCATATGTTTCACCTTCAACTTCTAATAAGCCATTTATATCAAATGCTATCACATCTTTTATTAAATTTGATACAGCAATTACATTATTACCATTATATGTGAAATATTCATTTGCAATAAACATTGGTTTACCATAGTTATCAATAAAAGTTGCGTTTTTATTTTTATAATACGCTATAGTTATGACACTACCGTCTAGTGGCGCTTCTTCAAAAGTAATGTTTGACGTATTTGCAATATGATAATAATCAATATCTCTTTTTTCTATCAAACCATTTATTGTAACATAAAATAATACTGATATGGTCTCACCAACACTAAATTTTGTTTGTGTACCATTACCTACAAATTTTACTATTTTTACATCAATAGTTTTATTCAATACTTTTTTTTCATAATTTTTATCTTGCAAAAATTCATTCATTAAAAAAAACCTACTTATTGCGGGTTTTACTTCAAATTCTTCTTTATCTATTAAAAAACCTAATAATATAAATTTGTAATTTTGTATGTAAAATCTTCTACCATCTATAGTATCCATGGGTGTACTATCATCTATGGATTCCATAATGATAGGTATATAATGTCCTTTAATTGTTGTATAAGCTTGTCGTGATGAAAATTTTTGTAGAACAGATTTATTAAATCTATTTAAATCTCTGAATTTATTACAAACTATTGTGATTTCATATGAAATATCTACGGCAACAGGTTGTGGTATTTTATAGACATCAGCACCTATAGATGTACCATTCCATGTTGGTACAGATGCATAATAAAAAGTTTTTCTATCAGGTATTGTTCTTTGTGTTACAGGGTGTGTACCAGGCTGAACATCAGGTTTTCTTATAACAGCTATAAATGGTAACTTCATATTACCATCATCATCAGAAAAATGCCAATTATTTGAAAATTCAGACCATCTTTGAATTGTTAGTATTTTATCAATTACAGGTATTTTCTCACCATCAGATATTACAACAAAATTCTTTTTAACAAATTCTAACATTCCTAAATCTAAATCATCATGCAATACAGAATCAGGTAAAAATGTATCTGATTTTGTAATTCTATCTAGCAATTGTTGCCTACGATTAATAATATCGGTACCTGTAATCGTAGGTTTATTGTTATATATTTCTATATTATTTTTTCTTTTGGGGATTGACATCAATAATATTATATTTAAAATAATTATACATTAATTCTGATACTTCATTATTATTTTTTGCGCCACTTTTCTTTATAATATTTTTTATCATTCTAATTAATTGTACATAATATGGTAATGATATATCAGCATAAACTTTTTTTATCTTTTCAGGATTAATATTTACATTATCTTTATACTTGAATTTTAACTGTCGCATTTTTCTAATTGCAAATTCATCGGCAACATTTTCAACATATGCCATAAATCTTGCAGCTTCTACTTCATCTATTTCATCCTTATAAAAACTTACCATTTTTTCTGTACCATATTTTTTATATTGATATGAATGTGCTATTTCGTGAAATATTGTATACAATATAATAGATAAATCATTATTATTATTTGCAGCAAATAATTTTTTATTTATTACCACCCTATCAAATAGTGCAAATCCTGATGCTCCAACAGCAATATTATTTATTTCAATATATGGGCATTTTGAATTAATTATAAATTCTTTTACATCGTCTGCTATTATGTCGGCATTAGGAAATGCATTTATAAATGTATTTATAAAATTATCTATACCTTCAGTTTCTAATAACAGTCTTAATTGCTTTGTGTTAAGTATAATTTTCATATTCCTTTAAATTCATTTTCTTGTACATACGCACAAGTTATTGTGATATAATGTGGTTTAAATCCAAACATTTTATGTTTGTTGTCAGCTATAACTCTACCATCATTTGTAACGCTATAAAATCTTAACTTATCATCAGATTCAGGATATCCAATATAATCACCATATCTAATATCGGCATCCAAATCATCTAAATGCTTTAGATAAATACTAATTGTCAAATTACCAGGTTCTATATATCTAAGTAAACCATTTTTATATGCTGTGTTTTTTGATTCTTCAATTTTAACTAAACCATTAATTTCAATCGGTGGTAAAAATTTAATCTCATTTTTACCAACCTCACCATATACGTTATCAATATCCGTTTTTTCTCTATCAACTCTATAAAGTACTAATCTCATATTAATATCACCGTGTAGATATTCTTGACCTAATTGTATTTGTAAATCAAAATCATCTTGAGAAAAAAACTTATTTAATCGTGTAATAGGTGCTTTATAATTCATAACATATAAATAGTTGATTGAAAGATAATTATTTTATATATTTTAATTTAATCTATTTATGATACCAGAAATTGTTGCAAAAGAAATTTGTGAAATTTATACAGGAGCAAACAACCAAATTTTAGAGTATAAGTCTAAATTTGATAACATAAAAAATTTTAAACTTACAAGAGCGCAAGCAGATTATGTTATAAAATATCATAATATACAACCTAAAGTAGCTAAGAAATATATTAATATTATAAATGGTTTTGGACAAAAAATAATGAATGATAGATTACTTACAACACCACCAAATAAAATATGGTGTGAAAAACTATTATGTGAATCAGATAAAGCATTCCATATATGGGGAAAAATTATTGAAAGTGAAAAAAATTATGCTTTTTGGATACCTAAAACAGCAATAATACAAGAAGAAAAAAAGCTTAATAAAGAAATAGATTATTCTAAATATTCTGAAAGACCTCCTTTAGAACATCAAAAGGTAGCAATAGAAAAGTTATTAGCAAATGACAGATTTATATTAGCCGATGACCAGGGTGTTGGAAAAACAACATCAGCAATTATAGCATCATTAGAAAGTGAAGCCAAAAAAATATTAATAGTTTGCCCCGCATCATTAAAATTAAATTGGAAAAGAGAAATTGAAAATTATACAGATAGAAGAATAATAATCGTTGAAGGTAGAAAATGGGGGTCAACTTTTGATTATTATATTATCAATTATGATATAATTAAAAATTATCATACAACAGATAAGTCTGAAGAAAGTGATGATTATAAACTATTAGTTAATGCTAATTTTGATTTAGCTATAATAGATGAGGCCCATTATTTAAGTAATCCACAAGCGTCTCGAACCAAATTATTAAATGATGTTTTAGAAAAGATACCAAAAGTTTGGTTACTGAGTGGAACACCGATGACATCAAGACCAATAAATTATTTTAATTTACTTAAAATAGTAAATTCACCACTTGCTATAAATTGGCAAACGTATGTAAAAAGATATTGTAAGGGGTATCAATTTAGAGTTGGTAATAGAAAAATATGGAATACAAGTGGGGCTAGTAATCTTGACGAATTGAGAGAATTAACAAAAAATATTGTATTAAGAAGATTAAAAACAGATGTATTAGACTTACCAGAAAAAATTATAAACCCAATATATTTGGAATTAAAGAGCACTTTTTATAATGAAGAACTTGAGGAGTTTATGAGAATTACCGAAGATAAAAAGAAAAATGAAAATATTACAGTAACATTAAATAGATTAATGAAAATAAGACAACTTATTGCAGTTGAAAAGATACCATATACTTGTGAATTAATTGAAAGGACATTAGAACAAGATAAAAAAATAATTATATTTACAAATTTTACAAATGTTGTAGATATTTTGCATGAAAAGTATAAAAAAAATTCAGTAGTATTAGATGGTAGAATGTCAAAAGATAAAAGACAAGACGCTATTGATTCATTTCAAAATAACAGTAAAATTAAAATTTTTATAGGTAACATAGTTGCTGCAGGTGTTGGAATTACTTTAACTGCTGCTGAAACAGTTATAATGAACGATTTATCTTTTGTTCCTGCGCACCATTCTCAGGGAGAAGATAGATGTTATAGATATGGTCAAAAAAATTCAGTATTAGTATATTATCCAATTTTTGAAAACACAATAGAAAAAATAATATATAATATATTGCAAAAAAAGAAAAATATTATTGACCAAGTTATGGGTGACGGCGAATACGCAGAGTCATTTAGCAGAGAGCTGCTCAATGAACTTTTTTAAATTATTAAATCCTTCATCTATTATTGTATAAAGAAATTTATCTTTTACATTAACAATTGTAATAATAAATTTAATATTACCTTCTTTTGCCTCATAATGAGCCGAATTCATATCACCCTCTGTGTTGTATTCATATGTAATCTTATTATCAACACAGTAATTTAAAATATCGAAAAATAATTTATCTAAAGACATATCATAAATATAAAATATTTATCTATAAATAAAAAGTTTGATGAAATATATAATTACTGAAAGTCAAAAAAAAAGATTAATAAATAAATTAATAGAGGAAGAATTAAGAGAACAAAAAAAAAATTTTGACAAATTGTCATATCTTACAAAGACCGATTCCAATAAAGGTACAGAAATAACAAAAAGAAAAAATTGGAAAAATGTGTATGATAATTTAGTAAACAGTAATAAAATTAAAAAAAATGAACCAATGTTAATTTTATTAGGTGATACACAAACAATGTTTTATACAAAAGATGGTCAAAATTTAATAAAAACATTTAAAGTATCAACAGGTGTCAATGGTTTTGGTAATCTTCCAGATTCCGCTATGACAAATACTGGATTAATGAAAATTGGTAAAAAAATCCAAGCACCTAATTTATATCAAGTTTTAGTATATAAAAAACCTGTCGATTCTATATTAGGTCCAAATAAAAACAGTTCAAGAGTAGATAATCAAGGAAAAAAACATACAGCCGAAGTTCTGACAGGCTTAGTGGAATTAATTGGGTTGGAGGACAGCAACAAAAATGTATATGATAGAAATATTTATATACATGGAACAAACAGAGAAAATTTGTTAGGTCGTAAAGCATCTGGTGGTTGCGTTAGAGTATCTAATACTGATATTTTATTTTTAATAAAAAATCTTGCGCCTAATACAAAATTATATATTCAAGCATAAATAGTAAACTATGAGCACAATAATTACTCAATTAGACAAAGAAAAGTTATATACACAAATATTTCATTTGTTAGGTATGCCCGTCAGAGGTGTTGAATTAACAGAAGAACAAATGGATTCATTTTTAGAGTTGTCGATAAACGATTATGAACAAATCGTTGATAATTGGCTCATAGAATCACAATGGTCATCATTGGTAAATGTTGATGTTGATTCAGTATCTCTTACAAGAGCATTTACCACAAGAAGTTTAGATTATGAAACGCAATACTCATATGCGTATTCAAAAATAGTAGGTTTACAGGCAGGTGGTCCGTGGGAATTAAAAAAAGACTTTATAGAATTAAGTGCAAATACACAAACATATATAATACCAGCAGGGAGAGAAATAAACGAATTGTTATGGTTCACAAGAGCCGAGTTAACAGACAGTATCGTAGACCCGTTTTTAGGCGGTTTTGGCGGTCTTGGTGGCGTTGGATTTGGTGGTGTGGGTGGTTTTGCGCAAGTTGGTACATCGGGCTCTTATTTCATGCTACCCGCATTTGATTTATTATTAAGAATGCAGGATAGAAGTATGAAAAATAAACTTATCGGTGGTGAACTTACATATAGAATTACTGCAGGACCTAATGGTACTAAGGTTGTACATTTATACAACACACCTGGTGGTAAATTTGATTTTGGTTCTATAAAACAAAACAACTATTATGTTTGGTATTGGTATTATGAAACAACTGACAATCGTGATGAATGTTTAGAAGCCAATAAAGATATTGTTAAGCTACCATCAGATGTACAGACAGAAGATATAATATGGTCAGATTTAAACAAACCTGCACAGAATTGGGTACGTCGTCAATTAATGACGTATGCTAAAGAAGGTTTGGCAAGAATATGGGGCAAATTCTCAGGTGAATTGCAAGTACCTGATAGTACGGTAAAGTTAGATTATAGTACATTACAAACTGAAGCGAAAGACGAAAGAATTAAATTAATTGAAGAATTAACAGGTGCTGAAGGTATGTTGACTAGAATGCGACCTGAAAAATTATTAGAAAGAAGAGCAAATGAAGCTAAATTTCTGAATGAATCAATGAAATTCAGAGCTATGCCTGCACCAATACTTGCTATTTAAACATAAATAGCATGCTGCATTACATCAATACTATCATCAGCAATTTCTTCATCTTCATTATTTTTGACTAAACTTTCATTTATATTGAGTAAACTTCTATTATATTCTACCCAATATTGGTCAATTTCATTAATACTATTATCAATATACATAAAATATGGGTCAACACCCATCATATTCCAAAATTTTACTTCGCTATCGGATAATGTCAGAACTTCATTCAAGCTGTCCTGATTTTCTGGTTTCAAAGGATAACCATTTACCAATTCACATTGTGTTTTTGTAAAATATTGTCTTTTTGAGGGTTCTTCTACAAGAATATCGTCTCTTATTTCAGGTTTAAAGACAACAAGTAAAGGCTCAATTCTTTTGTTGAAAATTGCAATGTATCTATCGACATTATAATCACCAGTCATATTCGGATTACTCATAATGTCTTTTTCAGATATCATATATGAATTAATTTCTAATACTTTGTAATCATCAGGCATAGGATGACCATGTGTTAATTCGTATTCTTTCTTTTCCTTTTTTGTCCATTTGTTTTTCATGTTAACATCACCCGAACCCTTTTTGGTCCCATTATTAACATAAAATATTGTTTCACCTAAATTAGCTGGGTAGTTATTTTGAATCACTAATTCCATATGTGCTTGTCTTGACATAGGCGTACCCGCTTTCGTGACTTTCTTTATGTGTTTATTATAATCCTCAACAGATTGTTTTACGCGAGCCCTGTTTGCGATTTTTGCCAATGGAATTTCTTTATTGTGTATCTTTTCAATGTATGAATAATAAAGTTCAATAAAAGCCAAACCATCACCATTTAACAAATGTTTGAGACCCTCATCTAAGAAATCTGCAATGTATTGTTGTAATTTCTTTGATTTTATAGTATTACCAGTTAACTTTATTTTTTCTTTACCTTTCTTTAAAATTTTAATAATGTAGTTTTTCTTTGATATGTTTATTGTTGCTGGTGCCATATAATCTATATCCAATCCCATTTCATTTCTCATAAAAATGTCATTGAATTCAGCAACATCAGCAGCAATACCTTCATATTTTTTACCTTCTTCAACTAATTCATTCAAACCTTTTCCAAAGTAGATATGTGTATCAATATCTAATGGTGTTTCAAAGTTTACACCATCTGTATCCATAACCAAAGACTTGTAACCTTTTTTCATAAAAAACATAATCATCATCCTTAAGCACTGACGACCTATACAGGTTGTCATTTCACCAAGATTCATATCACCCCATGGAAATACTTGTGGGGCAGATAATGAACCAAAAAACGCGTTAATGAAGATTTTAATCGGTAATTGTTTTCTATCATACATTTCTGACATTACAGGGTCCGTATCTTTTAATTCCCCTGTTAATCTTTTATACTTAATACGTATATTTCTGAAATAACTTAACATTGTTTTTAGAGCACCTGTTACATCACAATCTGGAAATATTCCATAAACAAGTTCAATTGAAGGATAAAGAGATGCAAAGTCAAATTTTACTATGTTTTTGCTATATCCAACATTTAACAACCTTGATAAACCACCTGTAATTTTTCTTTTTTCATCTTTTTGTGGTATCGGTAAATTGTTTTCATATGACCACGCAGCCATAATTAATTTCCATAATGACGCTGTTCCCATTGTCGCAACCCTTTCATAAGTTGTGGGGACTAATTTTGAAAGTAAAAATGTTGATTGACTAAATGAATCATCAACAATCATAGTTTCATATAAGTCATCATCAAGATATTGTTCAACTATTCTTTCACCATTCCAAATCTCATAAGCATTTGGATATTTGTCTAATAGATTTTCTGTCCCTGGACTACCTATTTTTTTATATTTACCTGTTTTTGGATTTATATAATAACATTCGTTTTCCAAGTATATATTACTTATTTTATCACCATCAACATATACACGATTTGGTTTCTCTTTTTCAAGAAACATTGTAATATACTTTAATCCCCAAGATTTAATTTCCGAATTAATTGCTTGTGCTCTTCTTACAGCATGAGAAATATCTATTATATTAAAACCAAATAATATGTGTTGTGTATATTTTTCAACTTCGTTACCAAGTTTAAGAATACCTTCTTTTTCTTTAATTGGTATATTTGTTATGATACTTGTAAGTTTTTTTACATCTAAATTGAGTAATTCGGCTCTTTTTAATATAAATGGAAAATCAAATGCAGCAGAGTTGTAACCACTTATTATTGTTGGTTTTAATAATCTTATTGCTTCAAAAAATTCTATTATACATTTTTTTTCACCATTATCACCAAATGCTGATATTGTTTTTTGATACCCATTATTATCTTTTATACCAATTAAAATAATTTTATTTTTTTCTGGGTCAAGACCTGTTGTCTCAATATCAAAAACAAATCTATGAACCTCACTATATTCTTCAATACCTTTAAATAACCTTTTTTTCTTTTGTATTAGATATTGTTCAATCGGCGATAATAATGTAAAATGTTTTTTATAATTTTCATTCCATGGGTCAATACCACCATTTCTAAAAAAATTAATCATATCGGTGTATGTTTTTATACACCTAACTAAAAACTTATGACCGTTTTCTAATCTCGCATTTCCATGCGTATCTAATTTTTCAATTAGAATACCATAGTGCGCCATCATTTTTTTTTGTTCTGATTTATTTTTTTTATAAAAATTTAATTCTGATAAATCACCACACCATAAAAATGGCGTGAATGTGTCGGATTTTGTAATTTTACCTAATTCTGGGTCTTGTATAATTTTATGAATTACATGGTTTTTATAATCATATTCAACGCCTACAATATATTTTTCATCATCTTCACCATGCAAAAAATTTTCAATAATTTCTTGAGAAATTAGTTTAGACATATATTTTTATATTTTAAAATATCGTACAAGACATTTGTCTTGCAATTTAAAAAAAAAATGTCATAATTCAAACTATGTTGATAAACAATTTTTCTCTGATAGGTAAAATGAGTTTTGTTGTTGGATTTTGGTCGGTATCAAGAAATTGTATGTTTACTCTACCTTCATAACGACCCTTTTCTGCTGTTTGTAATTCAGTAAATCTGTATGTAATATAATACTCATCCGTTGTATTTTGGAATTTTTTTGTTCTTGTTGTAATGTTACATTGTTCATTTAATATAACAGGAATATCTGTTTTAATATCGAACATTTCAAATGTAATATCAGCATTTTCTAATAAATCATTGAAAGATGATTTGTCATTCTTTCCATCATCAATCATCCTTAATTTGAGTATTGGGTCACTTGCGCCCTGTCTAATAAAAAATTCCATATACTATAAATATAGTTTTTTTCACAATGATGAAATTATTGTGTATCTTGTTGCATCACCATTATTATTTATCCAATCAATGGCATCAATTTCGTTAGTAAATTGTAAATTTGGAATTACTGACGGAGGGTTTTGTGTTAAATCTATTATATAATACATATTAAGAGAATGTTATTGTTATTGTTTGTGTGGGTGCATTACATGTTGACTGATTTGTTCCACCCCAGTTTTGATTTCTTATGAACGGTCTCATGGTATATTTACCTGAACCACCACAACTACATAGGGCATCATTAGTAAATTCTATTGCATTTGCGGGTGTTGGGGTTGTTACACTACAGTTTTGAGCAACGCGCCAAGTATTAGAGCCGATAACTACTGATACATTAGTTCCTGTCGTACCTGTTCTAAGTGCATTTGCTATTGTTTGCACATTACTTGCGTGTGTTACGGTTATACTACTTCCATTTGTACTTGACCATACAAATTGCGTATAAGTGCCTGTTAATTTACCTCTAAATGTTGTCCAAGCGTTTTCTATGGTTGTTCCAGGTGATGCTCCGTTTGTAAATGTTTGAGAAAAAGTAACACCCGTACTTTGCGTTGGGGTTACACTTGGTGTTACTGTATTTGTTGGTGTATATGTTGGAGTAACAGTTGGTGTTGGTGTTAACGTTCTTGTTGCTGTTATACTTGGTGTTATTGTTGCTGTAATACTTGGTGTTGGTGTTGATGTTCTTGTTGGTGTCACTGTATTTGTTGGTGTTATAGATGGTGTTGGGGTAAGTGATTGTATTGGTGTTGATGTGGGTGTGACATCAAGTATATCAGAAATTGTTAAATCTGACGACGATACCCATATATTCTGTTGATTATCTGCCCATGCCAAAACATCTGAAATAGTAGTCCCAGTAGAACCAAATGATTTTAAAAAAAATATGCATTGTGCATCATCATAAGCAACATGTATGCTTGGTCCTTGTGTTTGTTTAGCAACATAAATTGTATAACCACCAATTGGCGGTGTTATACCAGTATAAAATTCTGTTATGTTTGTTGGGCCATAATCTGCAACACCAGACACGCCGATTCTAAAATTTTTTCTAACAGCAGATGCGATATTTGTAGTTGTTCCCGATTTTATATAATTTGACATAAAATATTTACATACAATAAATACTAAAACAAAATTAATCAATTTATATATGATATTTATTATTGACAAAAAAATAATAAATTATGGAAAACGGTAAAATTTTTAGTTTCATTGGTTCTTTGCTTGTTATGGCAATTGCAATCGGTATTTTCTTCATGTTAATGGAAAAAGAAATGCCACAATCTAACAGAGAGTTATTAATTGCTTTTGTGTCTGTTCTTTTTGGTGCAATGGCAACTTCAATCAAAAAAATTACGGGTGACGATGAAAAATAAGGAATTTATAATAATGACATGTGCATCATTACTATTATTAGGGTTTGTTGTTTATATGCTATTAAAATCATTTGATATGTCAAAAGCGGATATTATTCGTGAACATTTGAAAAATGATAGTACTATCATGAAACAAAATAATGACTTAAAGATTTCTGATTCTTTATTTAAATTAAATGTGATACATTTAGAAAATAAACTTGATGTACATGAAAACAAAATAAGAAATTTAGAAAATAGAAAACCTTTAGTTAGAAAAGACACGGTATTTTTAATAAATTAAAAAACGGGACATTGTCCCGTTTTTTATATTCCTACAATATTGTCATCAATACAATCTTCTTGACATTCATTAATATTAAAATTAGTTTTAATTTCAGTTATATAATGATGTTTTATATTCGGATATCCTAATGGCTCCTCAAAGTATTTTACTTGTTTTAAATTGAACTCTGTGGTTCCTGTATGTATATTTGTTGAACCTGAAGTACCACCACCCCATATTTGGACAATGTTATTTTCAGAACTCCTAACGGATGGTACAATCTCTTCCCAATTTTTTAATTTATATAATAATCTACCATTAAGATATATTTTCAATGTGCCGAGTCTATAATCTCTTTCGGATAACCAATTTTTGTTTAGTGTTTCAATTATGGTATAATCTTCTGTGGCACCCGTAATAACATCTATTGGATTTGTAACTGTCCAACCCGTTACATAATCATTTGAACCACCACGATTAAAAATGTCACAATTTGTCAAATAATTGTTTCTTTTGAATACGATTGTAATATTAAAATCATTAGATGTCCCACCACTACATAGAATATTAGTTTGACCAGATGCTACATAATTAACTTCGGTAAATCCTGATGTAGTGTGGCAATATCCTGATATATGATATGATTCCCATTTTATCCTACCATCATTTGTAAAACTAAAAGAAAGATTGTTGTCCAAATAATTTCTTTCATCTGTTTCATTTTCAATTCCCCAATAATAATATGTACTTCCACTTGTCCATGGTAAATCTTCTCTATTAAAAACAAAATCTAATGTCCAACCATATTCGGTTCTTTTTCTTACCGTAAAGTCACACGTATTTCCTGTATATGGCGTATTTATTTCTATTGACCATGGTTTAATATCATCTAAAGTAACATCAAGACATGATGATTCTATTGTTAATCCTGTATATATAATTGGGTTATCAAAATCTAAAACTTCAGTATCAAAATCGATTATTGAATTACCTAATTCATAATCATAAAATTCTGAAGTATCTAATTTTAATTTAAGTTTTTGTCCCCAGTATCTTAAAATGTTTTGACTATTCATGTATTAATAAATATCTTTCATAACATTTGATATTTATATAAAAAAGTTCTTAATGAATAATTTTATAAAACAAGTTATAGAAGAAAAATTTGTATCTATATATAATCAAAAATATTCTAACACTCAGCATAAAGGTAATAATAGAAAAGAAAAAAAATTGGCTAAAGAATTCTCAGAAGAAACTGATTTTGAAAAACTATCAAAAAAAGTTGATGAGGAAGAATTAGATGAAATTGTGGACGAAAAAGGTAATATTGCTAGAAGCAAAAAACCTGCTAATTTTAATACAAAGGGCGTAACACAGAAAAAAATATCTGATAAAGTTGTCAAAACAGGTGGTGCGTCTATGGGTACGCATGGCGTCCATGGTACACATACGTCATTAAGATATTGGGCAGAAAATAGACAAGAGTTAAAAAAACTTATAGAAACTGTTATATATGAAGTTGAAATGGATGATGCTTTGGGATATAAAGAAACTTTGGGAAAAGATATGCCCTATAAAAAGGCTTTAAATATTTTAATTAAAAGATTCAATTTGTCAAGTGATGAGGCAAAAGATAGACTTGCACAAATGGGATATAATGAAAAATTAAAAGGTGATAAAATTAATTTAATTGAAAATCCAAATAAATATATTGAAGAATTTATAGAAAGTATTTTATCAAAAAGAAATTCAGACTATGAATTAGTAAATTCACCAAATAGAGAAATTAAAGAAATTAATCCAATAGTAAAAAGACAAATACAATCTTTTAAAGAAACATTATCTGATAATAATTTATCATTAGAAGATGTTATGGAATATTTAAAAAACAATGAATAGCGAATTAAAACATAGAATATTTGATATCCCACAAAATGTTTTGGATATAATTAACCACACTGTTGTTGGATTAAATGGAAAAAGATTATCAGGTATAAAAAGGGCCGAAAGATTGTTATCCGATAAAAAAGTTAAATACGGACAATTGAAAAGAATTATACATGATATACAACAAATAGATAAAATTAAAGAAAGAACAAAATATAATTTATATGGTGGAGATGCTATGTATAATTGGGCAATACAATATTTAAAAGGAGAACGTGATTTAATAAGTAATAAAAAGGATACTAGAAAAAAAGCAGATGAAATAGCATCAATAGAAGGTGAAAGAAAAAATTCACATATAAAAAAACATAAGAAAAGGTTTAATTTTATAACTAAGCCAAATTTTATAAAAAATACTTCGCAAAAATCATCAATCAAACCTATAACATCATTAGGTTTGTTTGAAGAAATAAATAAAATAAAAAAATTAATAACATATTAATATGACAGAACTAGAAAAATTAGCTAATAAGTTCAGAACTGAACACTTAGCAAGAAACGAATATAATAACGCAAGTTTGTATAATGCACAAAATAAAAATGCGTTATCAGATGGTGATGATAAGGGTAAAGGAGAAAATAATGGTAGTGTTGGTGGGAAAACAGACATTATGACAAGACGAGATAATGTTGTAAAAAATTTATATAGCACAAATAACGGATATTCTGAAGTTAACAAGAACGCATTATCGGATGGTGATGAAAAAGGTAAAGGTGAAAAAAACGGTAGCGTTGGTGGTTTAACAGATATTAATACAAGAAGAGACAATGTTGTTAAAAATTTATATAGTGGGAACAATGCATATTCCGCACAAAATAAAAACGCATTGTCAGATGGTGATGATAAAGGAAAAGGAGAAAATAATGGTAATGTTGGCGGATTAACAGATATTAGAACAAGAACAGATTCTGTTGCTAAAAACAAATACAATGAAAATAATAAGTACCCTAATTTTTAATTATGATAGATAGCATTTTATTTGAATATTTGTTAGAGCAAAATGTGTTGAAAACAACTCAAACAAAACCAATTGTTGATGCTATCAAAAATAAAAGAAAAATCACCTTTGACTATTATGGTCCAAGAAAACCAAAAAAAGATAGTGTCAAACCTGGTAAAAGAATAAATGCCGAACCATATGCAATAGGTTTAAGTAAAAGGGGTAATTTAATATTAAGAGCATGGGTTGAACCACCATCAGTATCAAAAAAAGGTTTTCAAAAAACAAATTGGAGAACTTTTATGATAACAAGAATGAAAAATATATTGATTACTAATACACCATTTGAAGGTAATAGACCTGGTTATAAAGAAGGTTCGGACGGTTCTATGACTGTTACGTATGTAAGTTTGAATAAAAGCACTCAACCTAAACCTGTTCCTAAAAAAATTGATAAGCCAATACCATCACTTGGAAAAATTGAGCAGCCGCCAACTGAAAAAAAACCATTACCACAACCAAAACCTGAAAAAAAACCGCCTCCGTTACCTGATAAGAATCAAAAAACAGCGATTTCGGAACCAAACAAAGAATTACCACAACCAAAACCTGAAACAAAACCAGACATAAAACCAAATGAAACAAAAAAAACAGATACAGAACAAAATAAAAATTTACAAGAAAAATTAAATAGAATAAAATATTTAATTTTAAACTAAATAATATTATAATATAAATAAAATATATAACATGTCAAATGGCGTAATATCATCTAATGATTTGATGCATAGATTAGTACAAGCAAAAAAAGTAATGAATAAAGTTGAAACAGGTGATTTTGAAAAAGGTCATGTTAATGAACAAGTAATAACTGCAAGTCCAGAGGAAGTTGCTTCTATGGTACAAACACAAAATATTCAATCAGCACCTAAGCCCATTGGTACAATCAATATGGATAGAATTAATAATTCTAAATTACCTGATGTTATAAAAAAGGCTATGATTGAAAATCCAATACCTCAAATATCGCTTAATGATAACATTAACATGGATTTTATTGAAGGTGCTAAAAAATTGATGGAAAGAGAAGGGTTATCAAAAAAAACAACAAAACCAAAATATGTTGAAACAAATAGTTATGGGCAATCAAATATTGACATGTCTCAAATTGCAACATTGATTGAAAATACTGTTAGGAAAGTATTAGATGAAAAGTTAAATCAAATATTGACAGCACAACAAACTATGTCAATCAATGAAAGTTTGGTTTTAAAAGTTGGCGATTCGGTATTTAGAGGTAAAATTACTGGTGTAAATAAATCAAAATAATTTCATTTGTCAGAAAAATTTATTATATTATATCATTAATATAATAAATTAAATGTCAAAAGTAAGCGTTTTAGCAATACCATCCGATACACACGGTGTTGGTAAATTTAGAATTTTAGACCCATTCAAATATATTGGAGATAATTTTTCTGATGATATTCATGTCGACATTATGTTTGATGTGCCTGATTTGGATAGTACATTCGATAAATATAATATTGTATATTTACATTCTTTTATTCACAAAACATCACATGAGGCTAATGTAAAAAGAATTAAATGGTTAAAATCAAAAGGTATTAAGGTTATTGTGGATATTGACGATTTGTGGTTTGTTGACCAAAGACACCCCATGTATCATCAAGTGATTGCTACCAAAGTACCCGAAAAAAAAGTTGAATTATTAAAATTAGCAGACTATGTATCAACAACCACACCATTTTTTAGTAAAACATTAAAAGATAGATTAAATTTAAAAAATATATTAATTTTCCCAAATGCTGTAGATGAAAATGAAGAACAGTTTAAAATTAATAAAATTGAATCTGATAAAATAAGATTTGGATGGCTTGGAGGTAGCAGTCATCTTCACGATATTGAATTACTTGAACAAGGTATATCAAGTATTCATGCATCATATAAAGACAAAGTACAATTTGTTCTTTGTGGATTTGATTTACGAGGGACTGTAACAGAAATTGTAAAAGAAACTGGTGAACAACGACAAAGACCAATACAGCCCATGGAAACAGTTTGGTTTAAATATGAAAGTATATTCACAGACAAATACAGAGTATTAGACCAAGAATATAAAACATATTTATTTAACTTTATTGAGACACCATACATGGACCAAAATAAACAATATGTGAGAAGATGGACCAAGCCTGTTAATCAATATGCTACAAATTATAATTATTTTGATGTGTCTTTAGCACCATTAGTTGAATCGGTATTTAATAACAATAAATCTCAGTTAAAAGTTATTGAAGCGGGTTTT